AGCTGATAGACTTATGGATATAGGTTGGAAACCAAAGAAACATACAGAGAAAGGTAATGTAATTGTTAATGAAGAAGTTTTAGATGGTATTAACTTACCAGAAGCTAAAAAGATTTCTAGATATTTGTTGCTCCAAAAACGAATAGCACAAATCAAGTCCTGGATAGATGCTTGTGATGATACAGATGGTAGAGTGCATGGTCGAGTACATACTTTAAAAACTATAACTGGTCGTATGGCACATCACAGTCCTAACATGGCACAGATACCTGCTGTTCGTTCTCCCTATGGAAAAGAGTGTAGAGATTGTTGGACAGTCGAGAATCCCTACACTCATTCTATTGTAGGTACAGATGCTAGTGGATTAGAACTCAGATGTTTAGCACACCTAATGAATGATGCTAATTTTACTGAAGAAGTTTTAAATGGAGATATACATACTGCTAATATGAAGATGGCAGGTATATCAGATAGAGACCAGGCTAAAACATTTATCTATGCTTTTATGTATGGTGCAGGTGCGAACAAGATAGGTAAGATAGTAGGTAAAGGTGCTAAGGAAGGACAAGAACTTATGAATAGATTTTTATCTAATATGCCTGCACTAAAAAGAGTTAGAGATAGTGTAACAAACTCAGCAACAAAAGGTAAGATAAAAGGTATTGATGGTAGATTACTGCATGTACGTTCTCCACATAGTGCATTAAATACTTTACTACAAGGAGCAGGTGCAGTTGTATGTAAGCTATGGTTAATTAATATGAATAAAAGAATACAAACGTCTGGAGTAGATGCTAAGTTAGTTGCTTCAATACATGATGAATACCAATATGAAGTTTCTAAAAAAGACGTACAGAAATTTGGTAGTATTACCAAAGATGCAATGAAGGATACAGAACAACAGTTGCAAATGAAATGTCCACTAGATAATGAATGGAAGGAAGGTACTACATGGGCACAAACACATTAACAGTCAAAGAGTTTAAAGGTAGGAAAGACCACAAAGATTATATTAAGAGAGGTATAAGTGTGGAAAATAAATTCATACAGGAAGCATACAAGAAAGGATATGAGGTTAAAGAAGCTTCTCAAGATGATAACATGTTTAAACATATTGATTTAATATTAACAAAGGAAGGTGAAACATTTACAGTAGATATAAAAGCACAAAGAACAGGAACAGATAAGTCAAAAGGTTATGATGACTTATGGATTGTAGTGGAGTTTAAAAACACAGTAGGAAATCATGGTTGGCTTTATGGTCAATGTGATTACTTTGTTTTTGAACAGGAAGAAGAATATATTTTTGCTAACTCTGAAGAGTTGAGAGAGTTGTGTCATGAGGTTGTAGATTTAAATACAAGAGTTAAGTCTTTTCGTGATGCAAACTATAAAGTTTGGGGTAGGAGTTATCAAAACAAAAAAGATTTACTATCTAGAATAGAAAGGTCAAAAGTTTTAGAGTTAGAAAGTACATTTACTTGGAAGAAAAGTCTTGACATTTCTACAGAAGTATGTAATAATTCAATTTTAATCAATAAAAAGGATAAAAAAATTATGAGTGTATTAAAAGGAAATGCTTATTGGGCGAGCATAACAAGCCCTAACACAACATTTGATTCTGATGGTGTGTGGACTATTGACGTAGGTAATCTTGATGCAAAGAATAAAAAGATGGCTCAAGAAGATGGTCTTAATGTTAAGAATAAAGGTGATGACAGAGGAGACTTTGTCACCATTAAAAGAAAAGTTAAAAACAAACGTGGTGATTTAAACAAAGCACCAGAGGTTGTAGATGCACAGAAGAGAGCTATGATTAATACGTTAATTGGTAATGGTTCAGAAGTTAATGTGTTGTATTCTACATATGACTGGGAGTTTGGTGGTAAGTCTGGAGTGTCTGCTGATTTAAGGGCAGTACAGGTTACTAACTTAATTCCTTACAATGCAGATGCAGATGCTGATAACGCATTTGATGTTGTGCCTGATGGTTTTGTTTCTAATGAAGACACAGACGCAAGGTTTGCTTCTTAACTAAGAAAGGATAGTGGTAGTAGATGTAATGTTTACTACCACTTTTATTATATGAAGACAATAGATACATTAGTAGAAGATATATATAACTTATTTGAGCCAAGTATTATTAATCAGATAAGTGAAAAAGATTTAGAGAAACATTTAAAAGAGTTTACAAAAAATGTAACGAACAATATTAAAACTGTTTTAAATGAACAACCTAGAAAGAAGAGAAAATTATCTTTGTCTTCAATAGGTAAACCAACACGACAACTATGGTATGACAAACATTCAAATTCAGAAGCTAGACCTTTAGCTCCATCAACAAGAATTAAATTTTTATATGGACATATACTAGAAGATTTACTTATACTTTTATCTAGAGTAGCAGGACATACAGTTACAGAAGAACAAAAGCAGGTAGAAGTAGAAGGTATTAAAGGACATCAAGATTGTAAAATAGATGGTGTGTTAGTAGATTGTAAGAGTGCTAGTGGTTTTGCATTTAAAAAGTTTGCTAACAATAGACTAGCTGATGATGACCCTTTTGGATATATAGCACAAATATCTGCATACTCTGAGGGTAATGGTGTGAATGAAGCATACTTCTTAGCAATAGATAAACAACATGGTAACATTGCACTAACTAGAGTGCATGATATGGAGATGATAAATGCAAAAGAAAGAGTACAGTATCTCAAAGGTGCTTTGGAATCTAAAACAATTCCTGATAGATGTTATAGTGATATTCCTGAAGGTGTTTCTGGGAATAGGAAGC